ACCGAAACGGTGGCTGACATGTCGCGATTGTCGCAGACGCCAGTAATGCGGTTGATGGGAATGACGCCGTATCTGCCTGATGACCCCTTGGCTCGACGACCCCCCGGGGTAGGTAGGCATCGTAAATCGGGGCCGACGCCCCTGACCCCAACGCCCCGTCAGGTCTCTCCCCGCAATTTTTTTCCACACCACAACCCGGGCCGATGTCAGGATTCGGCGCGGCGGCGGCGCATCTCGTCCAGCTTGGAGACCCTCCGCACCTCGGAGCACCCGAGCTTCGACCGGGATGCCGGTGTGAATCCGCACTCCACTTCGACGCGGCGCATCTCCGATTCGAGTGCTCGTATCTCGGACAGCAGCGGATGCGGGCGAGGTTGCCCCTTGTACCCGGCGACCGTGAGACCGTCGCGCTCCACGTAGGCCAGCATCTCCTGGCGCAAGTCGTGATTCTGGCAGAGCCGTTCCATGACCATCGCGTCCAGCTCCGGTGACAGCCAGCCGCGACCGGCCGTCCACAACCGCTGCCACTCATCCCGTCCCGCGGCCTTCAGCGATGCGGGCGCAGGCGGCGCACCAGCGGCATCGGCGAGGACGTCGACAACCGGCTCAGGCAACGGGCGACCACCAGCATCGCGGCCAGGCGAACGGCCGGTCAACCGCTTCTGCTCGACAGGCTTGCGTGGCGGCACGGTGACCTCCTATCTCGGTCAAAGTTCTACAGAACGTCGACTAGCGTGCGAGTGGGAAATGACCTCCGGTTGAGACGACGCGCGTGAACCTAAGCCGGGGTCAGAGTTTGGGCGCGCGTTCACGATGGCGACCCGCCCCCCGGGTGCTTGTGGGTGGCGGTGGCGCGGTTGCAGGCTGCGTGTTCTGGTCCGCGGTACTTGGTTCGGTCGGTGTCGTGGCCTAAGTCCCATGCGGCGGTTGGGTCGATGGGCTGCTGGCATCGCCAGCAGATTGCATTGCCTGAGCGGACGACTGCCGAGACTTGTTCGCGTAGGCGTTGGTGTTGGCTGCCGTATCCGCGTTGGCTTGTTGTGCCTCGGGCTTTGTCGCGCTGCGCCGTGCATGTGGCGCAACGAGTGTTGGTCGTTAGTCGTCGGCACCCGAGGCAGGGCTTGGGTCGGGCCATCAGCTCATTCCTGCGAAGGTGGCGGCTTCGAGGTGGCGTGTGGCGTCGGCCATTCCCCGGTCTTCCGACTGGTAGCTGGCGTGGTGTTCCAAGGTGATGTTGTTGTTGATCGTCTTACCGCCGGGTTGGGTGCCGGAGGTGCCTTCGCTGCCCTGCCCGCCCTGCTGTTGCTTGGCCGGGTCGACGGGGCCGGGCGGTGGGGTGGGTTGCCCGTCACCGGACTCGGCCATGTTCGGGTTGTTCTTCCCGCCCTCAGCACCAGCACTGTTAGGCAGGGCTGGGCGTGCACCTGCGACACCCATGGCGATTTTCCCCAGCCACGACTTACCCGGGTCGGCCAACGCGGAATCGTTGAGGGAGAAGGTTTCCAACAGCCCACCGGCACCGATACCGGCCAACTGCCCGACGTAAGAGATGGCGCGTTGGGCCTCCTGAATACCGATCTGCGCGACCGCCGACGCCATCGCGCCGCCCATGCCGCCGTCCATGCCCATCGCCGCACCCGACGTTGCCAAACCAGCGGCACCCGAAATCGCCGACCCCGCCATGCCGATGAGGCCGCCTCCGATGCCGATGCCGGGGGATGCGGGGGTATCTTGGCCGAAGGCCCGCCCGCCTTGAGTTGAGGACACGGGCGTGAAGCTTGGGCCGGCTTGCGGGATACCACCGGGGCCGCCGATGCGACCAGTGCCGGTGCCGCCAATTGGGCCGGGAGCGAAGGGGGCACCACCTTTGCCTCCGGTGCCTGCGGGGTCCATGGCGCCGGGACTGCCGCCGCCGGTGGCTGCGACGTAGCCACGGTTGCGGGACAGGGCCAGTGCGTTGTCTGCTGAAATCCAGTACTGGCGGCCGTCTTTCGGGTCCGCGATCAGGACGCTGCCACCGTTGGCCGAGTCGGCGCCCATCGCGGCGACGTAGTGCCCGATCCCGCCGCTGCCGTAGGACGTGGCGGTGGTCCCCTTGATACCGACAGGGACGGGTCCGCCGGGTTGGGTGTTCCAGTTCAGCATCGCACCGTGGCCAGAGCCGATAGACCGCCCGAGGTCGGCCATGAATTGGCCTTTGCCCACTCCTGCGGCTTGGACTTCGCGATACCCGGCGCCCGGGGCGGCGCTGTTCAGCGCCCCGGAGATGTTGCCGCCACCGAAGCTCGTTCCCGATGTGGTGGTTCCCATGTCGGCGATGAGGGATTCCTCGGAGCGGATGACTCCCTGGCCGTTGAGGACGATCTCGGCGGAGCCGGGGGCGCAGTCCCAGGAGAACTTCTGCCCGGTGATGCTGCCGTCGAAGTTCAGCACCTTCTCGCTGCCTGACGTACTCGCACCCGATGGCATCGGTTGGAAGATCGAACCGGGGTTTGCGCCCGCTGCGGGTGCGGATTGCTTTGGGGTCCAAGGGATCCCCGCTGTCGCCGGATAGGACTGGCCCGGGGTGGTCGCGTAGGTGACGGTGTCCTGGCCGATCCGCTGGCCCGTACCGGCGGGTGTCGCCATCCCCAGAGCGGAGCCGATCAAGCCGGCCATGCCGGAGCCCGCGGACCCTGGCTTGAATCCCATTCCGATCTGAGCACCCTGCAGCGCACCGATGACCGGGGCCATCCCCAGCGTGCCCAGGAACTTCACAAGGTTCTCGGCGATCCCCGGAAACCCTTTGGACACACCGAAATCGGAATCCAACGCGGCACCGATGTCGTCCATGCCGGCGGCGAACTCTTTCGACGCCTTGTCCATCGACTTCCAGGTGCCCTGCTGCGCATCCAACACATCGGCCTGCGACTTCAAATATTGGCGCTGGGCGATGATCAGGCTGTCTTGCGCCTGCTGATGGTCGGCCTCGGTGGCGTCGTTGTTGGCCTGCACTTCCAACACCCGACGCCGTGCGTCTTCCAGGTGCTGCTGCGCGGAAATTTCCTGGGTTTGCGCGTCGAACACCTTCTGCGGGTCCACTTGGTAGTAGCCGGGTCCGGTGTGCTGCTCGATCATGCGACCCGGCCCGGTGATCCCACCCTCACCCGGGAAACTCCCGAATGGGATCTGATCCAGCCCGTACTGCGAGGTCGGGATGTTCGGCTTGTCCTTCTTCGGCTTCGACCCGCCGCCGGTGTCGCCGAGCCAGTCCCACAACGGATTAGCAGGCTGGCTGACACCGGGGATGCCCTGGCCAGCCGTGCCGCCGAGGACGGACTGCTTCTCCGGTGGCTTCACACCCGGAGGCAACCCCCAAATGTCGCGCTGCGCGTCCGGCGTCCACGGATTGCCCGGAACACCACCGGGCACCATCCCGCCCGGTCCCGCCTCTGCCGACGACTTGAACCGCTCCCAAAGATCAGTGGCCTTCTGGAGCGTGTCGACGTAATACCCCAGCTGGTTGTTGAGCCAGCCAAACACCGTGTCACCGGCAGGCTTGAACGCCGCCGACAAATTGGATTTGAACCGCTCCCATGTCTGTTCGAAGTCGGCTGTCCCCTGGTACGCCTTGTCGATGGCGTCCTTGTTGTCGCCCAGCGACGCGTTCAGCTTGTCGATGTCGAGTTTCCCCGACTCGATGACCGGCAAAATGTCGGCATAGGACTTGCCGAACCACTTGGCGGCCAGCGCCGCCGCTTTGGCCTCGTCGGACGCCAACCCTGTGTCGGACAGCCGCTTAATCTCGGCGATGACCTTCTGCAGCCCCTGCACCGGCTCCTGGCCATCCTTGGCGAGGTTCTTCAGAGCGATGCCCAACGCCCCGGCGGACTTCTCGGTGTCGGTGCCGGCCTCTTCGAACGCGGACAGCACCTGAAGGGTCGGCGCGAAATCCAGCCCCAATTGCTTTGCGGCCTTGCCGGTTTTCTGCACCGACGCGATCAGGTCTTGCATCGGGATGCTGGACTTCTGCGACGTAGCGAACAGGTCGTCCAGCGACGACGCCCAATCCTTCTGATCCACCCCGAGGATGCGGAACGCCTGCGCCAGATTGCGGACATCGACCTCGACGCCCATCGAGGACAACTCCGACAGCTTCGTGATCATCTCGTCGGCCGCCGGACCGGTCAGTTTGAAGCTCTGCGCCACCTGGCCCGCAATGTCGCCGATCTTCTCCAGCGGTGCGCCGACGTTCTCGGCAACCCGCCCAACGGAATCGGTGATCTTGTCGAGGTCGGCGCCCATCGCCCCGGTGCGGACGGTGATCTTGTCGCTGATGTCGTCCCACGCCTTGCCCAGGTCATACAACTGCTTGATCGACGCCACCGCTGCAACGCCGATAGCCGCCACCCCGGTGATCGCCATCCCGGTCTTCGCGCCGACCGACCCGAACGCCGTCGCCAGACTTTGGGTGTCGCCGGCCAGCTGCCCGAACCGGGTACCGGCCAGGGCGTTGTTCAACAACGACATGCCGCCGGTCATCCTGCCGGTCTCGGCATGCAACCCCTGATAGGCCCTCGCCGCTTCCGAGGTGGCGCGGGCCTCCGCGCGCCGCGCACGCTCCAACGCCTCAGCCTGCGCCAACACCCGAGTGTCGTTGGCGCCCTTGCCCTGCAGGTCTTGGAGCTTCTTCGTCTCCACCCGCAGGCGGCCCGTCGCGTCGGCGACCTTGATGAACTTCCGCTCGAACTGGTCGGCGGCCTTGGGGTCCGCTTTGGCCAGGGCGTCGTCCATCGACTTCGCCATCTCGCCACCAATCCGACGGCCGGCGTCCTGACCCCACTTCTCATACCGGTCAGCAATGCGTTTGAACGCGCGGTCGTCGGCGGTGGCCGATACCGGAAGAGTGATCGGCATCGTTGCTGCTCCTTACGAGGCCGAAGCCACGTTGAGCATCTTGAAGGCATTGTCGTTGACCGAGTCGGATCCGACCCGGTACCAGGCGTACCAGCCGGACTGTCCGGTCGGGCGGTTGTTGCTGGGCGAGAACAGGTGCGGAATGAAGTCGACGGTCATTCCGACCCGCGTGGCCACGACGAAGTTGGAGAAGTCCCCGAAGATCGCGGCGTAGTTGGCGACCGCACCCGATGTGGTG